ATGCATCCTGTAGGACCGCATTCGCGCCGATGCCAAAGCTACCTTTGAACGTTGCTGCACAGTTCATGGTCAGCTGGATGGCACTGCTCTCAGAACCTAAGCTGAACCGAGTGAGAGAATATAAATTCTGTGCCATAGGCTAATTCACCGCCAGTCTGATTGCCCCCTGTGCGATGTTCGGCATACGACCTACAGTCAGAGTCATTGCAGTGGTCAGGGCCAGTTTCCAGACAGGCTGACCGCCGGACTCTGCGTTAAACAGAGCGGTGTACACCCATGTGCCCCAGTCGGTAGTCGGACGGTTAAATGCTGCTTCCACGCTGTTCTCCACCCTCATCTGACCGGAGGAGGCTTCTTCCGGAGCAGTCAGATCCAGCATGACTCTGGCGTAGTTGTTGCCGCTCAGCTCTGCGCCGCCGCTTTCCGGATCACCATTGTAAAGCGCCGCATACAGATTAAAGCCCTCCACGGAATAACCTCTGAGCACATTCAGATACTTCTCTTTGAATGCGGTGGTCAGATTGCCGCTGAGAGTGTAAACGATAGAACCGGCAGTGAACACCGGAGCCACACCCGCAGTGATCTGCAGAGCGTCAGTCAGCTCACCATACGCCCACATGTTGCCGCCGGTCAGAGAGTCCATCAGAGCGATAAACTTCACGGTGCCGGCATCGATGTCAGCAGAGGCGAAAGTCAGCTGAGTTTCATTCTGAATGCTGATGGTGTTGGAATTGGAAGCCACGGCCGCCGGGGTGGAGAAGGTAACCGGGATTCGAGCGTACTCGCCATAGGTAACCTCAGTTCCTGCGGTGCCGGTTTCTGTTGGATTGGTCAAAAAAAGCGCCAGATACATCGTACCCGGCGCGGTCAGTGCGATGCCTCTCATGCTGTTGAGGATCGCTGTTTCAAAATAGTCAGTTGCGTACAAGCATATCACCTCTTAAAAAATGCTGTCAGTTGGACATTTGTAATGGTCTCTGTGCCTGTGTTTTTCAAAACAATAAGGCACGGAGTTTCCGCCGTGCCCTTGTATTCGATGGGATTGTTGCCGTTAGTCAGCGGCTGGGTGATGGTTTTTCCATAAGCAAAAGGCTCACAGGTAAAAGTCAGCTCCAGACCAATGCGGCCGTTGCCGTCTCTGTCTGCAGTCAGACGTTTCAGCGGCTGATCATCCATCAGCTGACCAACATAGTATTTGTCCGGCTCATCCCAGTTTCGGATCGTGGACTTTCTGGAAAGCAGATAAGCCAGTTCTCTGACTTCTGCCCTGCTCAGCGGCCGGAGTGAAATGCATTTAATGCGATAAGTGCGCTCTTCGTGGTTGCGGCTGCCGTAGTCATAGCGTCCGTCTACTCCGGGAATCGCCTGTTTGCGCTCTCTCCATTTCGGAAAAAGCACATCCTCCGGTGTTCCGAAGAGAAGCCCGAAGCTTTCCTGCAGGCTCACACCATTGAAGAGTAAATCGCCCCATTCTTGTGCCATTATGCTGTCACTCCTTTCGCTCTCAGTTCCTGGGCTGCCTTCTCGCCCATGATTTTGCCGTATCGTTCCGCGGACTCATCGTCCATGCTGCCTGTGATAGTCACATACAGATACATGATCAAACCGCCGGCTGCGCTTCTGCCAGTGCCGAAGAAGTCGCCGCTGTTGCGGTAGGACGCGGTCGGGATCTCCATTCTGTTCTGCAGTCCTGTTGCAACCTCTTCTGCGGCATCATAAGCCTCATCAGCGTAATCCACAAAGCCATCAGCTAAGCCGAACATCGCATTTCCTGCGATCTTATCTCTAAACAATCGTGATGGAGAATGAATATCCCATCCGCTCGTAAAGACGCTCACAACACTGCTCACAATAGACGCCGCTTTATCGTACAACCAACCTGCCAAACTGGAGAGACCGTTCCCGATACCCTGAATGATATTCTGGCCGATCTGGTCGAACTCATAAGACCGACTGCTGAATGCCTGCACAATCGAACTGATGATCTCCGGTACCTTGGAAACCAACTCCGGAATAGCCTGAATCAATCCGAGAGCCAATTTGCCAAGCAGAAGAACACCCTCTGCCAGCATATCCGGACCTCGTTCCTCGATCGTTGTGAGGAGATGGTTCAGTATATTGCCGACAACAGGGAGCAAGTTTTCTCCGACAGTAACTACGGACTGCAGGAACTGATCCAGCAGCACATCGATGTCTGCGTTTGCGTCACCGAGACCAGTTACAAGGTTTGCCCACGCAGCTTTCATGGAATCGATACTGCCGGCGATTGTCGAGCTGGCTTCCAGCGCAGTCGTTCCGGTGATGCCCATCTCAGTCTGAACAACGTGGATCGCTTCGATGATCTGGTCAAAGGATACTTGGTTTACAGTTTCTGCTGTGACAGTAATCGTATCACCCAGAACACCGGAATCATTGATCAAGCGAGCCATTTCGGCCTGCGTGCCGCCATAACCAAGCTTCAAGTTATCGAGCATGGTATAGTTCTGCTTCGCAAAGCCCTGATAAGCGTTCTGGATCATGGACATATCCGTGCCCATTTTGTTGGCGTTGTCGGACATATCGACGATTGCCTGATTGGCTACCTCAGCGGCAGCCGCCGTGTCGCCTCCGAGACCCTGCAGCAGGCTCGCGGAGAAGCTGGTGACCGTTTCCATGTACTCGTTTGCGGACATGCCTGCGGTCTTGTAGGCTTCGTCTGCGTAGCCTTTGACAACGTCAGCACTGGTCTTGAACAGCGTCTCCACACCGCCGACCAGCTGCTCGTAATCTGCGTAACTATCCAGAGCCACTTTGCTCAGTGCGGTGACAGCGGTGGTAGCAACACCGATGCCCGCTGCCGCCACTTTTCCGGCAGTGGCAAGGCCGGATTTTAGCTGAGAAGCCAGCGAAGCGCCGGTGCTTTTTGCCCCTTCGACGCCCCGCTCATATTCGCTGGAGTCCAGCGAGATTTTTGCGTATAAATCAAATAAATTCAGCTTAAATCACCACCAGTCCTGCCCGTGTGATGACGTCCATGACGATCTCATCGCCGCTGCGTTTGTCTTCTTTTGGAGGGTGCAGCACTTCAGTGAAGCATTTCGGCAGATATGCGCTCTCAGAGCCGGCGGTTTTCGCCGTGTTTTCCGTACAGATACGGGCAGCGTCCGCCATATAGTTCTGCCAGAGCTCCAGCTTCATCTGCTCCTCGACCTTCGCCGCAGCGTAGGAGACAAACTGCTCTATGCTTCGGCCTCGGAAGTCATTGGCGCAGATTCGGAGGAAGGCTCCTCGGTCTGCGCAGAGATAAAAAGCTCCATAAAGGCTTTGTCATTGAGTAGATCGGCACAATCTCTCACCAGAGTGGCGAGAGTCAGCTTTTCTGCGTATTCCTCTGCGGGGCAGCCCTCAATGGTGGACAGGATAGCGATCATATCCTTCTTGTGGCCTTTCAGCAGCTGAGGCAGAGCCTTGGTCAGACGCTGCATGAGGAAGGCTTTCGCCTCCATGCCCTCAGGGACTTTCTTCTTTTTGAACATTTCAGTGGCTTCTTTGTCGCTGGCGATGTTCGCGATCGGTTCGATCAGATCGGCGATGACATCAAAGACGCGGTCGCCCTTCACATCGGACAGTTTCATGTGTTATTCCTCCCTATTCGCCTGCGGCTTCGTCAGTGCCCGCCTGGATGTAAACCTCAAACGGCACCTGCGCCTGATTCTTGATGGAGTAATGACCGGTAAACTCAAATGCAAACTGACCTTTGGATTTGTCGCCGGTCTGGATCTGGAAGCCACCGGTAGACAGACCGTTCATCATGTGGATCGCGATAAAGCCGCCGTTGCTGTCGCCGTTTTTGTCGGAGTAGTCACCTACCCACCACAGGTCTTTGAAATCTTCCTCCAGAATGTCGTTTCGTGGAGTGATTTTGTTGTCGGAAACATCAGCTGCAGCAATCATGTTTTTGATGCTTGCCGCGTTGACGGATACATAAGTACCGGACATCTTGATGTCCCAGGTATCCAGCTCTTTCAGCTCCATCATGTTTTTGGGGCAGTTGTCGATATCTTCGCCCATGTCGATCCAGGAAGGAACGGCAGAGAATTTGATACCGCCGGTGGTCGCGCCTTCGATGCCGCTGACCTCTGCAGTCTCAGGGTCAAAGCTGCGCATCAGCACGCCCGCATTCAGCTGCAGTTCCTTAAAAGTAGATTCAGGAATCTGTGTGAATCTCAAAAGGTATTCCCCCTTTAGCTAATTGTTAAGTATTCCGCCGACAGATTGATGTATCGGCGTTTTACGTTTGCGTCCGACGCATCGGACAGATTCTGACAGAACGGAGAGCCCCGTTTCAGCCAGACAGAACCGCCATCACAGCTCAGCAGAACGCCGCCCAGTCTGATGGCATCAGAGAGCTCCTGAGCTTTGGCATTGGGTTCGGCTTCCGTGCCGCCGTAGTACCAGAGGTTCACTGTGATCGGCGCTTCGCCGTCTCCCCATGCGCTTGTGGAAAGCTCATAGGTCAGGCAAGGCAGTTCCGCATCCTTTGGCACAGCAGTGGCAGCGTAGGCATCCAGACCAAAGCCGGACAGGAATTTGTGAATCGCTGCTTCTTTCGTCATGTCAGTTCCCACTCCTCTGCTGTAACCCTTGCAAAAGAAAAGGACGCGCAGGCAGGAGTCTGTCTGTCACGTCCGTCGCTTGTGATTCGGAATGTTTTGCCGTCAGAACAGCGGCGGATCACCGCCTGATGCTGCAGCTGTACGGCTTTGTCTGTGAACACGCTGAATACTTTGCTCAGATGCTCGGTTTCGGCTCTGCGGATCTCGCCGGTGCTCTGGTGTACGATGGCAGCCATGAACACGCTGTCAGTCTCCCAGATATCGCGGTGACCGCCTTCGCCGTCCGGCTCTCTGGTGGCTTTCAGCAGTTCAAAAGGCTCCATTGCCTCTAAAATAAGCATCTGGCCTTCCTCCATTCCTTCATGTCACTGGCAAAAGCTTCGCGCCATGTCAGCGGTTTTCCTTTGGAAGTGGTCGCTTTGGTGTAGGAGTAGCCGTCGAAGCTCTCAGAGGTATATGGTCCATTGCTGCCGTTCTGTTCCTGCCACGCGGCGATGCTGTCAGACAGATCCACCACAGCTTTCGGAACAGCCAGAGCCCAGACTGTGCCCTCGAAGGTCTCATCGATCAGGTAAGCATCCGGATACCGGTACAAACCGTCGTTGAATACAGAGCCCAACACACGGAAATACTGCCCATCCTGCAGAAAAGGCAGCGCCAATGCGCCGCCCTCTACAGTGAACGTATCGTGATGAATGCCATCCGGTACAATGAACCAGTTATTCAGTTCTGCGAGGAGTTTTGCGAGCATAAAATGCCCTCCTTTTTACCCTGGCAGACTAAGAAGCTGCCTTGGTGCCCAGAATTGCAGCCAGTTTCTTGTCCAGAGTTTTCACACCGCAGAGCATATCGATGGAAATGGTGTCGGTTTTGGTTTTGATGTCGTAATCATAAACAACACGCAGGCCAAAGCCGTCAAAGTTTACGATTGCCGCCTGTGCCGCACCTTTTGGCAGTTCCAGCGGACGGGTAACCAGTGCAAAAGCATTTTTGTGGAATGCAAGACCATCAACGCCGGTCACTGCATCCATGTTCTGGTCCACATAGAAGTCCATACCGAATTTGCGGCCCAGAGAAGCTTCTCGAAGAGCGGTGCCTTCGTCGCCCACTTTTTCAGCAGATACGAACAGCTCGCTTTTCAGCAGGGCGGTTTCAGTGTTGGAGTTGTAAACGAAACGTCGGTCGGTCAGAGGTGCTGCGTTCTTGGTGAGGAACGCACGAGCATCAACGATATCGTTCTGGATCACACCGGTTGCAGTAGTGCTGTTGGTGATATCGGTTTTCAGACCCAGCAGGAGAGCGTCGATTTTGTCAGCAAACGCCTGCATAGCAGGAACAAGCAGCTGTTCGGAGAAATCTTCGATGCTCAGTGCCATCTGCGCAGAGGTCACAGAGAAGGACACGTCCAGATGCTTGTCCATTTTAACAGGTACACCGGTTTCAGTTGCGTCCTGTACAGTGATATTGCCGGAGAACTCTTTTGCAGAGAAGGACGCTGGTTTGCGGACGGTAATGGTGTCGCCGACTTTGCCGACAAACTCGTCGGAGTAGTCACGATGCACCAGATTTGCCATTACAGCATTATTTCTCAGCACCATCAGTGCTTCACGTGCGATAATGCTTGGAGTAAGAATAGTATTTGCCATAGTTTATTATCCTTTCTTTCGTGCAGCGATATAGTCAGCCATGGACAAAGAGCCCAGGTCTACTTCGCTATTGCTGGTTTTAGGTGGATTGGATGTATTCACACCCGTGGTCTGGGTGGTTGGAATGAAGTCCGCCCACTCGGTCTGGAGGTTGGTTTTGAGAGTTTCGACATCTTTCAGCTTGTCGCCGTCCAGTTCCATGTCCTCGAATTTGGTGACACGAACGATGGAGTCGATGCGCTTGTCAGCGATGCCCAGCTCTTTCAGAACGCTGCGGAAAGCCTGTTCTTTGGTTCCATTGAGCTTCTGAGTTTCCACCTCGTTTTTGTAATCCTCAAATGCTTTGCGCTCAGTTTCGTACTTTTCCTTGTAACCGCCGTCGCCCGCTGCCTTGAGGTCGTCCAGCTCCTTCTGCACATCTTTGAGTTTATCCGCGTCTTCTTTGTATGCTTTCAAAGCGTCCACGGTCTCAGTGTGTGCTTCGATGATCTGTTCGATTTTCTCTTCTTCGATACCCATTGCTTTGAGCATCTTTCTGGTTAAAGACATATTCTTCTGTCTCCTTTCTATTTGAACCCTTTTCTTCGGGTTACAGACATAAAAAAAGAACGGGGATTAGCCGTTCTTCATTGTATCTTCGATTATATTTTTATAGGTCTGCGCATGATCCGCCACGGCAGGCTTGAGGAACGGCTGCGGCTTCTGACCGCTTGTGCGGTGCCAGTTGCCTTTTTCATCCTGATACGCCCAGGGAGTTGGTCTGCCGCCGGAGTAATGCTGGCCAGTGCCCAGCTCCACATAAGGAGCGTATTCTTTATTTGTACCGATGATGGCCTGCGTCTCATCTGCCCGGTGGCTGATGCTCTGGCGGAGTGCACCGGTATCAACGGGAGCCAGTCGGGTGGCAT